AGAAACCCTCTACTGTTTATAACAATAGAGGGTATATAATAAATATATAACTAATTACTTAATCGTTACTTTTCTTACGTCTGGGACTGCATGTTTTACCTTATTTAAAGTAATTAAAAGAATACCGTTTTCAAATGTAGCAGATACAGTATCTTTTTCAATATTATCTCCTAAAGTAAATGATCTGCGGAAACTAGAACGTTTTAATTCTCTTCTGATATATTTTCCATTTTGGGTATCTGTTACATTTTTACTTTTACCGCCACTTACAGTAAGTACATTTTGTTCCACTTCAACATTTACATCTTGTTTACTTAAACCTGGAACTTCAGCTTCTATAACTACTGTATCATTGTAATCAATAACATCTACTCTTGGATATGAACCTTTTTCAAAAAAGTCTACACCAAATTCTTGGCTAAAATTAGGGGAATTTGCTCTGAAAAATTCATCAAAAATTTGATCAAATGGAGTTAAAAACTCATCACGATGAATTGTACGAAATAACGGATTATTTTGATATTTTACTACTGACATATATATTTTCCTTTCTTAAATAGTCTATTTAGACCCATTTTCATGCATTCTTTTTGGGACATGCAAGGATAATCGTTTTGATTATCTAATGTATATATATCAATTAATTAAGAAAAATTCAAAAATTTATTCAATTGGATTAGGCGGAAATAAATTATTTTGTGTATATTCACTTATATAACGATCATTAAATCTAATACCCGCATACATTTCGTAATCTTCAATTGTTCTAACATCACCAAAATTATAAACTGAATCTATCAATTTTTCAAATCCATCCATACCAAATAATTTTTTGTGTCTATTTGTAGAATCATTGTCCAATTTACTCCAATCACTTCCTTCTATAATATGATCATCCCAATGTTTTGGCCTTTTTTCTCTTGTATAATAATGCCATGCAACAATTTTATTTGGATGGTATAAATCATATCCATAGGTGTATGCTCTTACACCAATATTAGTTTCTTCACCGTAAAAATAATAACTCGGATCGTGTTGTACCAATTTACTAAATTCACCGTCTGTAAAAGCAAAATGTCCGCTATAAAATCTTGACGGTATTGGATTATCATATGTTTCAGTTAATGGTTCCGGAATAAAAAACATTGGACCATCTTCCATAAACTTTTCCAGATTCATTTTCCAAACTTCTTGTAAAAATTCTTCTTTATCCGGATCATAATGAGGCAAATAACCCGTAATCAATGGCTTTTCACTTCCCATTTCTTTACATTGATTATACATATTAATCAATTCTTCATCCCAATCTTGTACAAATCTATGATGCGAATCCAATTGAAGTGTATATTCTTCACCATTATATTGTTGTTGAATTAAATTTCTAGCCCAACATACACCTTTACTTTCAACATATGGAATATCCATATATTCAATTAAATGTTTGATTGGTTCCAATGTTTCATTGTCATCGTGTTGCCATGCAACTACAATTCTTAATGATTCTGGATTTTTAGCTTTATCAACCAAATCCAAAACCGTTGGAATTAATTCGGGATCTCTATAACTCGCAATTTGAACAAATATCATATAACTCATTTTATGCTAAACTTGCTGATCTCAATGTACCATTTGCACTTCTAGCAAATAAAAACATTATACTATTATCTTCTATTACGGCAAAACTGCCAGATTTAAGAGAACTTGTATATGCGAAATTTGAACTAGTAATTACATTATATCCAGTGGAATATACTTGTCCACTACTACTTACACAAAAAGTTGTGGTCAAACTTGAACTTCCATATGTTACTTCAATTGCTTTATGTAAATGATATGTTTGTGGATTTGATGCACTACTGCCACTAAATACTTCAATTGTAAATCGTGAACTGGTATTAATTGTAGATGGAGATGCACCTATATTAAATGTACCATCTCTAGATAAAGATTGTGCTCCTTTTTGAGGCCAAAAATATAATCCATTGGATCTTGACGACATCACATAAGATACAGGCGTAGATTCACCAGTAACTTGTTTTGATACAAATTGTGAAGATCCACTATAACTAACTAAATCAATTGTTCCCCTAATATCATATGGAGTTCCTGGTGCAGAATTAGCACCATCTGCATTTACAATTAATGCCCAAGAATCTCCAGATGCAGACTGAGCACTTTGTAACATTAAACTACTATTATATTCGGCTCTTACTGCCACATATCCTCCATTAGAACCAGTAACAAATAACGCAGGATTTGATTTTTGTATTTTTAAATCACGGGTAGATGTAAAATAACCAGTTTCAGCATAAAAATCATTTGTAGATCCTAATGTTGTACTGTTCGTCCAAATAGGTATATAATTAGTTATTCCTCCACCAAACAATGTGCCAGCACTAGAATTTAATGCATAACTTGCAGTTGTTGCTCTGGAAGAACTTAATGCGTAACTACTACTATTGGAAAAATCGGAATATGATGAACTAATAGATCTACTGGAACTAATTGCCCAACTACTTGTTCCTACAAATTGAGGAGATGTACCTGTGCCTACAATTGTTCCTATTACAGATCCCGTAAAACTTCCTGTTGAAAATAGATTTTGTAATTGTGTCAAACTAGCTCTATAAGTCTTTATAGAACTGCTTTGATCAATTGGAAAAAAATCACTGCCAGTTAAACTGGCAATAGGATCTAATTGACTGATTTTTATACTTGTTGTTGGCATAGTCTATTTTTAAATATTAAATTCTAAAATTGTCATTGATGATGTCGCCCAATATAAAGTAGGATAACCAGACGATTGATTCGTATACCATGTTGCACTAGCTTCACTTCCTTTTACTTTAACAACATATGTTCTAGAAGATAAACTGCCAGCTGTATCTAAATAAGTTGTAGTTTGTGGAGATGCATCAAAAACTGTTAAATTTACACTTGCAAATTGTTCAAGTAATGGTGTTGAATCTTTAAATAAACCTGCTACCGCATTACCAACGGCATCTCCATTTGCCAAAACAATTGATGTATTTATCAAAAATTTAGAATTTACAGATTTTGGTGTAATAGTAATTGATAGTCCAGTATCAACAAGAGTTGTTCCTGTTCCAGATTGTTTAGTATAATATTGTATTGAATTAGCAGATAATACAGCTCCTGTTCCCGCAAAATAACTCGCCGTTTGTGCATTAGAAGATGTCAATGCATAACTTGAACTTTGTGCATAACTTGCACTTAAGGAACTACTCGCATAACTTGCAGTACCAAAATATCCAATATCATTGGTTATACTAGAACTAAAAGTTGTTGATGATACATTTCCTACTATAGTAAGTTTATTATTATTAGTTGTATCCCATGAAAGATTTGGATTTCCACCAAATTGACTCCCAGCAGCATTAAATTGAATTGATCCTTGGTTTCCTCCAGGCGAAGTTGTAGTACTTGTTAGATTTACAGTAATTGTATTTTCTGTTAAATTTTCATTTAAAGAACAATTTGTTCCACCAACTATATTTTTAAACTGTAAATCTACACCTGATTTTTGTTTAAACAAACCAACACCAGATGTTCCAATATTACTTGCAGTATTTGATTCACCCGAACCACCACCACTTGAAGCATAAGCTGCAGTTAAAGCATTAATTGCCCAACTGCTTGTTCCCAATAAACTGCCAGTAAATGAACCTGTAAAACTGCCTGTATAATTACCATTAAAAATAGATGCGGACTTTGCATTAAATGCATAGTCCGCAATATCTATTGCAGTAATTTTTTTAGTTTCTTGCGCAGCAATATCTGTAATAAACAACAAGTCATTTGATTGAACTTGTGAATCAGTATAAGCAGCTAAATCAGTAATTTTCTTACTATTGGACATATATCTTTAATAGATATATATATCATTGTGGTTTAACATTTTTTAATTTTTTAACGATATATTTCACTAAACCACTTCTAACAATGTCTTCTTCAGTAAATTTAAATGTATAAATACCATTTTCTTTACTTTCCACATCATCAAAAGCATTCATTATCTTCATAAAACCACTTTTACCGTTAATATCACTTTGATCTGGATCACCCAATATAAACACTTTGCTGAATTCACCTACTCTTGTAATCAATGTAGTTATTTCTTTTACAGTCATATTTTGCGCTTCATCAGCAACAATACATTTAGCATTCCAGTTCAATCCTCTTAAAAATCCAAGGGGAATACTATCCAAACGATTTTCTTTTTGTAAAGTTTCAATATCTCTGTTTGGTAGTAATTCTGCTAATTTTTCCAACAATGGTTGAATATAAGGTGCCATCTTTTCATCCGCTTCACCCGGTAAAAACCCAATTTTACTATCTGCACTTTCAACCGCACTTCTAATGTAAAGCAAATCACTTACCTTCTTTTGATTCAATAATTTTAAAGCACTATATATGGTAATATAAGTTTTACTTGTACCAGCCGGACCACTAACAAATACCATTTTGGTATCTTTATTTAAAGCTATATTTACAAATTCTTTTTGTTTTTCTGTCAATTCTCTTTCAAATATTGACAATTCATGTTTTAATTTTGATTTTTGATATACAATCGGACTAGTATCTTGTTTGGGTTCATTACTATGATATTCAATATTATTTTTAATGTTTGAATTATCACTTTTGCTTTTTTGAAGGTTTTTCTTTTTTTTCATGAGTAATTTTATCTAAGATTGAATTCAATTTATTTTCAACAGATTTAACCCGTATGCATAACTCATATTGTTCCTTTTCAATATAGTAACTGTAAACATTATCCAAATTTTCTTTAAATTGATTGGTTGGTAATGTTACAACAAAGTCAGAATTCTTAAAACTAAATATTTCAACAAAACTTAACTTTTTATCAATTGCATATTCAATTGACGCAACTATGTGTTCCATCAATTGAATTTTATTGACTTCAATAAACTTATTCATTTCATTGAAATTCGAAGGTAACGTATATAATTTATGTTTGGATGCTTTTGGCATACAGATATAAATATCAAAAAGATTGTTACAAAAAACAAAAAACGCTATTAAATTTATTTTAATAGCGTTACATCAATTTACTATTTTAGTGTTTTACAATACTTTATGTCTTGTTTCGTTATACTCAACTAACTCAATTCTAGTACCATCAGGCCACTTTTTGATAATGCCATTCCAATGATCAAATTCAGTCTTTGCATCATTTTTATTAACATACACCAACTCACTAACTCGCAGCCCATTTCGTGTAATTACATAAAACTTTTCTTCTGTAATTACAAGACTATCCACACTATTTTCTTTTTTATCAGTCTTTTTAGACATATTAACTATATAGTTTAATTGTTATTATTTGGTTTTATTTACAAATTTATGATAACCAATCATAAATTAAATCACTCGTCATCACCTTCAATGTCTTTGGATGACGCTAACGGAATCGTACTTGTTTCTTCAACAATCGCTTTAATTTCACTTTCAATTTCCCTCATCTTATCCTTATAACCCGCAGCTACATCCTTAAAATCTTTCTTTACAAAGATTAACTTTTCCGTCAACTCATACACTTTCTTTTCTGCTTCTTGTTTTGTCATATACTATTTTTTACTATTTGTTTTTGTTTATCACCTAAATTGGTGGACATAAAGGGAGTCGAACCCTTGTCTTTAAGACCTTATCATAATTAGACTACGTGTGTATACATTTTTTAGTTGTTAAAAACAATTATATTAAATATCAAAACTAATTGTTCTAAAGATTTACAAAATACTCAATCAACAACGCAAATCAAATTGTTGATATAGCCTGATATTTTACACCCAATATAATTATCAGACATCATTATATTGAATGCGCAACCTTAAGCTGCCAATGCTACTGCTTCACGGGAGGTGAAGTTATAGCTAATTACATTATCTTCTGCAGTTAATGTTTTGATAGAAATTTTAAGAGGCCAACTATCATCCTCTACACGCCTAACTAATCAATTATCTTAAATCGATACCAGTATATGCCCATAAATTCTCAAAGATCAAAAAATTCTTTATAAGATATTGTTTCATCCAACCCAAGTTCTCGTCTCATATTAGCAAATAACTCTTTGCCTCTTTCAACTGAAACCGGCTGTTTTAACTCTTCTCTTTTAATATCTTTAATAGTATTCTGTATTTCACCACGAATTCTATTAGATTCGTGTGGATTATTACTATCATCTGCTTTATCCAAAGCATCTTGTAATTCTTTTAACTTATTTTTTAAGTCGTTCAATTTCTTCATTCTTATAAATATATAAGAAATATTCTAAAAGTGGAGCGGGTAGAGGGAATCGAACCCTCACATCAACCTTGGCAAGGTCGAAGGCTACCACTACATCATACCCGCTTTAAAATGGTGGACCGTAAGAGAATCGAACTCTTCCCTAAAGCTTGCAAAGCTCCCGTGCTACCACTATCACTAACAGCCCATTTAAAAATCTTACACCAATATATAGTGTTTGTCAAATCAAAAAACGGCGCAAACTACGGGAATCGAACCCATCACCGCTGATAACTTAAGTTCAATCCTAAGCCAACGTTCTCACCAGATTGCAGCTAGCATATAAAATGGTCGGGATGGAGAATTTTGCAATCTCAACCTCCTGTCTCCAAAACAGGCCGTCTACTTTTGACATTACATCCCGATTAAAATGGTTGGGGATGATGGAATCGAACCACCACAAGCAGATTCAAAGTCTGCCGCACTACCATTATGCAAATCCCCAGTTAAATTACTTTTCATAAAGATTGATAAAATCTTTTCCGTATTTTGATGTTACATAATCAATATACATCTTAATTTTGTGTTTGTCAATCACATTTAATTTAAATGGAAAAGAATTTATTTTTGCTTTATTTTTATTATCTAAATAACCTTTTATTTCAAAATATTCATTTGTTGATTCAAGAATAAAGTCCGGATAAAAATTATAATTATTATTATTGAATTTGTATGGAAATCCTTTAGTATTTCTTTTAAATTTTATATTATGTTCTAAATTATAAATTACCCACGCCAACTCCCAAGAGCTTTGACAATAAAATTCTTTATACCAACCTTGTTTACCTCTTCCACCTTTTTCACGATAACCACCTCTTTTACCTTTCAAAAGTCCGTTTATTTTTACATATGTATTTCTACAACTTTGAGAACAATATATCTGTTTTGATTTTTCTGTTTTTAAAAAATTATTATTACAATGCGGACATAATATAGATTTACGTTTTTTTACTCTAATCTGTTTCTTTGCTAATTCAGATAATCTTTTTTTACCTTTTATATCCCATTTTTTGTGTCCCCCAAACTTTTGGTTTTCAATAGCTGCACATTTTGTAGAACAAAATTTATTATTTCTTCTAGAATATTCTAAATTAGTATTACAATATCCACACTTATTTGGATTTAGATTGTATTTTTCTACTCTATATAGTTTTAATTGTGGTGAAATTGTTTTTCCATTAAACTCTACAGAACATTTATTAGAACAAAAATGATTATTAGTTCTTTTTACTTCACTTTTATATTTTAAAAACTCAATATTACATTTTTTACAATTTACTAGTGTTTTACTCATACTAATAAATAGTAATTTTGGAGCGTAAAGTAACTTTTGAATCAAAATATTTTGTTTGATTTTGGTGCAGTAGGAGAGAATTGAACTCTCATTTCAAGTTTGGAAGACTCACGTAATAGCCATTATACCACTACTGCATTTTAATAAATATGGCGGAGGCGAAGGGTGCTGCCCCCTCAGTGGCTTTTAGACCACGGCAGTTTAGCAAACTGCTGTAGAAACCTGACTATCTACGT